TAAAGGCTTTAAAACCATGTTTGGTAAAAGAGTTCCAAACTGTGTCAAACGTGAGCATGTTGATTATTGTGTAAATTGTGGTGATCTTGTATTTTCAGAAGAAATGAATTTGCATGAAGATCTAAAAAAATGGTTTAAACAAAGATGGGTCCGTTTTGGACCTGACGGAAAAATCCGTGGCTCATGTGGAGGACGGAGTGAAGGTGAAGGAAAGCCAAAGTGTTTACCAGCCGCAAAGGCTTATGCTATGGGCAAAAAGAAAAGAAAAACTTCTGCCGCTCGTAAGCGAAGAAAAGATCCTAATGCTGAAAGACGTGGTAAGGCTAAGAACGTAAAAACTTAGGAGAATACTATGGAATGTAAGTGTGAAAAATGTGGACATAACTGTCATTGTGATAAAGAATGTCTTGAATGTGCTAATGATGTTTGTACAGGATGTCAATGTACACATTGCAAATAACAAATGTTCCACTACGTGAAAAGTGGAGTCAAAAATATAAAAAGAGCATAAACTGTTCTAACCCTAAAGGCTTTTCACAAAAAGCCCATTGTGCCGGAAAGAAAAAGAAGAAATAATATCAGATAAATATATTTGATATGTCTTTTTTAGTTTGTAATACCCCAATTATTCCAGTATATGTAAAGAAAGAATATCTCTATGATTTAGAAAAAGGTCACGGAGAACTTACTCCTGGCGTGTGGATAACTGCAAAAAGTGTTATGGGAAAGGCTTTGTACTTTGAAACACTACTTACAGATTACGGAGCATTATTTGATAAACTTCCTATATCAGCTTTTGTTTGGAAGGAAGATTACAACGAAGAAGATCAATTACCATTAGACGTTTTACAAATTTGGGATTGTTTTGATTATGACATAACAATAATTAGAAAGTCAATGTTGTCCGACTGTCAATTTTTTGGTAAGGATAAAAAAATGCACAAAGGTGAATACTTGTTTACAATAGACAATGCTCATAGAGAAAGAAATGTTATTGATACTAACTTTGCCGAACATGATCCAGAACATAAATCATTTAACATAATTAAATTGGACAACGGGCAGTTCGCCGCACAACCAAATAATAGAATAATTTTCACAGATCAAAGTCTTGTGCTAGGAGATAGGAAACAACCAGACTTCAAAGTGTGTACACAGAATTACACAGTTGAAAATACACCGAAATGGTCAGTGGGACATACAGACGAATGGCAATACAAGACAAAAGAGGAAAAAGATTTATAGAAGATTATCGTAAATATGATCTTGAAGAAAGAGAACTTTACAGAAAACTTCCGCACTTGCACAAGTGGTGGAATAAATTATACCTGGCAGAAACAATGGGATACCAATGTGGACCAGGTGCTACTGAAATTCCAGAAACAAAAGAGTATGTAATAAGACCTATCTACAACTTAGGTGGAATGGGTATATGTGCAACAGTTCAAAAATTAGAAAAGGGCGATATTTCTAGTGTTCCTCCAGGATATTTTTGGTGCGAATACTTTGAAGGTGATCACTACTCTGCAACATATTACAAAGAAGATAAAGGATTTTACCACGAATGGAAGCTACTGCACAACTGGCAAGGCTGGAATGATAAAACAAATCTTGTCAAATTTACAAGATGGTTAAAATTAGATACCGCTCCTGAACTTCCAAAACAATTAGCAGAAATTGATGTTCCTATTATAAACGTAGAATACAAAGATAACAATCCTATTGAAATACATTTTAGACCAAGTGGTAATCCAGACGGTACCACTGATGATAAATGGAACGAATATATTCCTATTTGGGGCGACACAACAGACAACTATAAAAATAGTTTAGCGGAGCAAGGGTACGTATGGATTGATAATCCTTTTGAAGACTGGTATGAGGATATAAAACCATATTTTAATGAGACGAGGTTGGGATATTATGTACGGTAGAATCGATTTATCAAAAATAGATTACGAATTAGACAAGGATATAGTAACTTGTAAGCCATCTCTGGAAGAAGCAACTGAAGTTTTTGTTGCATATTGTAGATACAAAAAATTTAAAAGTGTGTATCCTTTATATCAAGATGACATTGATCTTTATTCGTGGAATTGTTTATATGAAAACGGAAAACTTGTAGCTTGGGAGCAAACACTATTATATCCTAATGATAAAATAGGAATGAGTATGCAGTTTGCTTGGAACTACGATGTTCCCTCAAAAAGTATTGGATGGCGATTTAGCTTTCACGTTCCTGCATGGTTAAAATCTATAGGTTATAAATATCTTTACTTAGGAGATCACCATGATTACAAAGCTAAAATTAAAGGCTATGAAGTTTTGGCTCCTATAGAAGAACATATAAACGGTAATTTTAAAAAATAAAGGAGAACAGTATGAATGATTTTATATATAAGTTTGATATTCCTTTTGACAAAGATAAACTTATAAAGGAAAGTCAGGCCTTTAACTATGAAACCATAAACACTGATTCTATATATCGTAATAGGAAGTCTGAAGAATTTGATCAGCGTTCTTTTCTAAAAAAGAATATCAAACTTATTAGATGGCTTAATTCCCAAACATCTTGGGCAACATCGTCAGAAGTAAAAGACGATAAGATAAAACTCGAAGAGAGTGAAAGAATTTTTAAGATATTTACAGATATCTTTGGAACAGAAGATATTGAATATTATTTCCTTACGCAGAAACAAGGCACAGATGTCAAACAACATGTAGATGCTGGTGTGTCTTGTGCGATCAATATCATTGCAAGTGGAAAAGAAACACCAATAGATTTTCAGGATCACGGTAAAGAATCATACAAGATAGCACTTTTAAATGTTACAAAATCTCATGGTGTTCCTATCCAAGAAGATGAAGATAGAGTGATATTAAAGATACGATTTGTGAATCGTAGTTATGAAGAAGTAAGAGAAAAACTTATAGAACACCTATGATAATTTTAAGCAAAGGTAAACTAGATTTACACAATGACATAATCGATACATTTGTTGAACGTCATGCTACAACAAGAATAAAAAACAACACACTTACTGAAGATACGGTAAAATTTTTTGTGTTTTTTCTTTTGCATGAATCTACATTTCCAATATCTTGTATGTTCTTTGATCCATACTTCAACGTAAATCCAGGAAAATCAAGACTTTATGCAAATTATTTTCTGAATAAAGAAACAATAGATTGTATTATGATGAGTCCACATGTAAATCCATTTATACTTAAAGAAAGTAAAACTGTTGATTTGAACTATAGCACATTGATAGATGATTTAAATAAAGCACAAATAGAACCAGCAGTTATCGATGAAGAAAAAGTTTTGGTTCTAAGACATGCACAAAATATAGATAAATCAATTTTTAGAAACAATGTAAATGATACATGGAATAAGAATTTTGGATCTATAAAATGGTATCAAAATAACAATTTACTATTAGAAGTGCAGGGAAATTCTGACTCTACAACCAAAATTGAAATAAGTCATGCTTTTGGTGTATACGAAAGCCTTTGTAGTTTATTAAACATTTCCAATTACAAGCATTTTGGTAATTTTGATATCATTAGCCAGAACTAAAGAGCTTGACATTTGCAAAAGCATAATATATAATAACAAAATACTTAGGAGAATAATATGAGCGATCGAGTTTACGGACAAGACGAAAAAGCAAAATTAGAAAGACTTGTAAACGAAGGTGCCACAGTATTACAAGAGATCCAAGACCTTCAAGAAGGTCTAAAAGAAACTGTAAAAGCAGTTTCAGAAGAACTTAATGTGAAAACTGCATTGATTAACAAAGCTATCAAAGTAGCACATAAAGGTGACTGGCATAAAGTTGCTGACGACTTTGAGGACTTAGAGACTCTGGTTACAACTGTTGGCAAAGACAAATAGTTAAATACTATTATAAGACGCCCTAGGCCGATTGGCGGGCATGTAGAAAGGTTTCGTTGGCCATAAGCAACGTGGAGAGTAAATGAATAACTATAGTTCTAGCACATTCTATATTTCGCACCCTTTGACTGTGAAACATGGTCAATTAAATCGGACTACAGAACAAGACAATAAAATAATCCAACATTTTTTAAAAGTAAAAAGCAACGAAGATGCAAATCCAAACGAATGCTGGAAAACAAATTGGTATACACACATAGAACACCAAGATGTTTTAAAAGGCATAATGGATGAAATACATCTTTGGTATTGTAAAAACATTTGCCCTCCTAGAGGACCAAGCTTCATAACTGAATCTAATTCTTTTAGTGCAAATGATCTGCACATAGATGCCAATGTTTGGTTTCAAGAATACTTGCCAGGACAATTTAGTCAGCAACACGAACACGGAACACTTTCAAGATTCAGTTGGGTGTATTACTTACAATGTGGAAATGAATCAAGTCCTCTAACTTTTGTAAAAAGAGAGGTAGAAGATCGTACTTTGGAGATCAATAATCTTTACGAACAACATCTTCCAGTGTATAATAAAATGATAGTAATGTTTCCGTCTTGTTTGCACCACAAGGTATATCCTGCAAACGAAAAAAGATATGTATTGGCAGGAAACATAAATGATATTTTGTATGAGGAAAATAAATGAGCTACGTAGACGCATACTTTGACAGAGATGCAGATATTATTCGAGTTGTAGAAAGAAATGACGGTAAGAGGCTTTACACAGAATATCCTGTAAAGTATACTTTCTATTATGATGATCCAAAAGGAAAGCATAGAAGCATTTATGGTGATCCAATTACAAGAATTGTAAGCAAGTCAACAAAAGATTTCCGAAAAGAACTTGCAATTAACAACAAAAGAAAACTGTTCGAAAGTGATATTAATCCTATATTCCAATGTTTAAGTGAAAACTATTTGAATCAAGATGCTCCAAAGTTAAATGTTGCATTCTTTGATATTGAAACTGACTTTGATCCAGAAAGAGGCTTTGCTGATCCTAGCGATCCATTCATGCCTATCACTGCAATCACTGTACACTTACAATGGCTTGATGCACTTATTACACTTGCAGTTCCTCCCAAAACACTAACAATGGCAGAAGCTAAAGAACAGTGTAAGGAATGGGGTGAAGAATGTGTTCTATTTGAAAAAGAAGCAGATATGCTTCAAGCATTTTTAGATCTTATTGAAGACAGTGATATTATTACTGGTTGGAACAGTGAGGGTTATGATATCCCTTATACGGTAAATAGAGTTAGTAGAGTTCTAAGCAAAGATGATACTAGGCGTTTTTGTTTATGGAAACAACTTCCTAAAAAACGTGAATATGAGAAGTATGGCAAATCAGCTGAAACCTATGACCTAGTAGGCAGAGTGCATTTAGATAGTTTGGAACTTTATCGTAAATATACATATGAAGAAAGACACACTTACAGGCTTGATGCCATTGGTGAACTTGAAGTTGGTGAAAAGAAAACTGTGTATGAAGGTACGCTCGATCAACTTTATAACAATGACTTCCGAACATTCATCGAATACAACCGGCAAGACGTTGCACTACTGGACAAGCTGGACAAAAAACTAAGATTTATTGATCTAAGTAACGAACTTGCTCATGCAAACACTGTTTTGCTACAGACCACTATGGGTGCTGTTGCAGTTACAGAACAGGCTATTGTGAATGAAGCACATAGACGTGGCATGAGAGTCCCCAACAGACCTAAACGTGATCCTGAATCTTCAACAGCCGCAGGTGCTTATGTGGCATTTCCAAAGAAGGGTTTGCATAAATGGATTGGTTCTATGGACTTGAACAGTCTGTATCCAAGTGTTATTCGTGCATTAAACATGGACCCTGCAACTATCGTTGGACAACTTAGACCAACACTTACAGATGCATATTTAAATGAAGCAATGAACTTACAAAAGAAATCATTTGCTGGTGCTTGGGAAGGCAAGTTTGGCACACTTGAATACGAAGCAGTAATGGAAGAGAAACGTGATGTAGCAATTAACGTTGATTGGGAAAACGGAAAAGAAGATGTTCTAAGCGGTGCAGAAATCTACAAATTAATTTTTGAAAGTAACAACCCTTGGATGCTTTCGTCTAATGGAACAATATTTACAACTGAACATGAAGGCGTTATTCCAGGATTACTGAAACGTTGGTATCAAGAAAGAAAAGAACTACAGGCACAACTAAAGAAAGCCAAGGACGCAAACAATAAGATTGAAATAGAATACTGGGACAAAAGGCAATTGGTTAAAAAGATTAATCTAAATAGTTTGTATGGTGCTATTCTAAATCCAGGTTGTAGATTTTTTGATAAACGTATTGGACAATCCACTACACTATCCGGAAGAACTATTGTAAAACATATGAGTGCTGAAGTAAACAAAGTGATTACTG